TTCAGGTGACACCCATCTTATAGTCATAGGTCAAGACGACTCTAACAATGATGCCGCTTGGTTCGGGTTCAAGAAGAAGAGTGCTTCCGATGGGTCAGCAGACAACATACTCACTATGGGTCTATGGAACGCAGACCACTTAATTACCGCAAACGGTAGTGGAAATGTCGGAATAGGAACAGAAAGTCCCGGCCAAAAATTAGAAGTAAATAACTCAGGAAGTGCGGGTGATAATGTCGCTATGCGTCTTTTAGCAGGTAATACGGGTAATTCACTAATAGAATTTGGGGATACAGATGATGCAGATGTCGGAAAGATTGACTACGACCACAACAATAACACCATGACCTTTACAACTAATGGGAGTGATAGATTGACTATTTACAACAACGGAGTAGCAACTTTTTCTGCTGGTGTTAACTTCGGCGGCGACATCAACCTACAACAAGCAACGGCAAACCCCACTATAAAAGTCCATGCAGATACGGACAGTAGCCCTGCACCAAGAATAGAGATGATGAGAGGGGCGCATGATACTTGGGGAAGTGGTGACAATTACTGTGATTGGAGAATCGTCAATGAGAATAACTTGACCTATTATTCCGGCTTCAGCACTCAATCAAGTGGTGCGCCGGTTGAAAGGCTCAAATTATACTCAGATGCAACGGGTCTTGAGATAAACGATGCTTACATTATTCCCGGTTCAGCAGGGACTTCGGGCCAAGTTCTTAAATGGCCTTCAAGTGGAACAACCTTAGAATGGGCCGATGAAAGCGGTGGTGGCGGTGGTAGCATAGATGCCGATGCTAACTTGGCAAGCAACCCAACGTGGACTGTCACATCGACAAGCGGTATAGGGTTGTATCTCACTAGAAATAAAGACGATGCAAATATGGATAATGATATGATTCGTATTCGTGAAGACGACACCGATGCAGACCAAGCCTCACTATATGTTTTGCACGATGGCGGAGCGCAGATGAATCAACAAGATTTTGGTAGGTGTTTTGCAGTAGGAGCGCAATCCACAGGCGAAGGAGTGACATATCCCCTTCAAGTAGTCAATGGGCGTAATGCAAGTAGTAATTATGCCGGTGTAGGTATAAAATTTAAACTAAGTGGTTGGGGCAATTCAGAAGAAGGAAGAAAGTTTTCTTCTATACACGTTGTTTCTCAAACATCTTGGAGTAGGAAACACAAAATGGTGTTTAAGGTATATGGTTCTGCTTCTTCAAACCAAGATGTGGACACGGCTATGACAATAAAAGATAATTTAGAAATTGATGGTAATTTCAATGACACATCAGATAGAGCATTAAAATCTAATATTAAAACTATCCCAAATGGTTTAGGTATGATTGAACAACTCAATCCTGTCACTTTTAATTGGGATGTGCAGGTAAATAACCAACCAAGCGCAGGTTTTATAGCACAAGAAGTCGAGGAAGTATTGCCTGACTTGGTTAATGGGATAGAAGGAGAGAAAACAATTAAGACGGCAGGGATAGTAGGTTATCTTGTTAAGGCGGTTCAAGAATTAAGCGCAAGAGTAAAAGAATTGGAAGGTGGTAATTGATGGCGGTAGTGCATAAGAATTTAACAGAACAAGAAATACATAATATTATGGCAAATGTTTCTAATATTAAAGTGTATGCAGAATGTTCTGTTTGTAAGTTATTTATTGTCGAAGAAAACTCAGGCGATGGAGATGTATATACTGTAATGGAACAGGAATGTTCTTGTGAATAAGCATAACCCTTAAATAGAGTATATGCGAGTCGTGTCTATGAGTGAAGAGATGAGTGAGTTAGACATGATAAGGCAGGTTGCTTCGGACAGGCTGGTTTATATGCGACTAATGGAGAAAGCCGTGAATGATATTGATATGGTGCTAAGAGCATTGAAGCAAGACATTATGGAAATTTCTCAACAAGTAGCAAGCCGCAACGAAGACATGACTCTTGAGCCAAGTGAAGACGAGGCCGAGGATGAGTCTGATGACTGATGTGGACGGATGGACTCGATGGATTTTGGAGAAAATCGGAGCGATTATCCGTTAAACTATAGTGGAACGTGGATTAGATGGTGGGAAGACTAGGAAAAATTGTTTATTCCCCGCCCGAAAAATCATACACAAAGGTAAACATTGAAGAAACACCTCATGGCTACAAACTTTATCGACCCGGAGATGATAGACACTTTACAGTAATACCGACTTCGGCAGTTAAACAAATAATATACGATAGGTGAGAAAAATGAGCGAAAATAATACAACGGTTGCAGACTGTGTAGCAGATTGCGTTGAGGCTTCTTCCGGCCTACTAGCAGATATTGAAATGGTTCTAGTAGCGGGTGGTGCGCTTCTTGCTTTGGCGGCATGGGGATACCAAAAATATAAATCAATGATGGCAGATGGTAAGATTACTCTTGATGAGTTGCTTGACGCAGTTGATGAAGCAGAAGATAAACTAGAAGAAGCAGAAGAACATTTAGAAGTTCTTGAAAAGGCTTACGACAAGTATAATGTGGCTGAATTAAAGGCTATGCTCAAGGAGAAGGGACTACCTGTAGGTGGCAAGAAAGCCGACCTAATTGCCCGCCTTGAGGACTCCCAATGAGTGGGCGCATGGCTTCTGCTTGGTTTAAATGGGTTGAGGCTAAGGTATCAAGGTTAGAGTTTGATATTAAAAACCTTGAAGAATCACTTGCGTCCTACAAGCAATCACAGAAGCGTATGCTTTACGCAATAATGGTTATGGTGATAATAAATGGCGTTCTATTGTTCTTCAAGTGATGCAGGTCAAAGATTGAGTTTAAATAGCGCACAACGCACGGCCGCTTCATCTAAGTTATCTTCTGCTATTCGCAGGGCTAGTATTGATATAGACCAAGAGTTCCGTGATTACGGGCGCAATGTCCCTAGTAGGGAACAAGGCGAATCCACTACAAGTGGAGCAGTCAATGTCGAAGACACTACTATCGGTGTAGTCAACGCAAATGATTTTGCGACATCAGGTAATGGTAATATTGATGGTGATTCTTTTGCTTGGACAGGCAAGGATGGAGCCGTTTCTAGCCTGTCTATTGCGGCAGGGGGGGATACCTACCAAGCAGGGTCTTTGACGGCCACAGGCGGCACAGGAAGCGGCTTTACAGGCACGTATGGAATAAGTGCTACGACTGCTTCTTACACAGTAGGTGGAACCAACACTACCGCCCAAGCAGGGAACCTTTTGGTTAATGGTGTAAGCAAGGGTGCTTATCCCGTTCATTTTCAGGTGGCTTCTATTTCTTTAGGTGGCTCTAACCAAAACGCAAGGGACCAAAGCGGCGGTCTTCACGGCCCCGGCACTTTTACCTTAAACGGTGGAACAGGCGGGACATTTACGGTTGCTGACGGTGTAATATCTAACATTCAAGTCACAAGCACCGCTTATTTTGCTTCTGCACCCACAGTAGCGGCAAGCAATAGCACAGACTTTGGTGATAACACGCTAACTGCGGTATTGGCAAGCACAGGACAAATACAATCTATTTCAGTTAGCGATACTACTAAGTATGCTTCGACTCCTACCGTGACTTCTTCTTCTTCTTTTGGCAACGCAACAGTAGCCGCAGTCCTAAATAATAACGGTGTTATTTCTAGCACAAATATAACTAATGGTGGTGAATACACAGTAGCACCAACGGCTATTGTTATTTCACATTCAGGTAATGGTTCAGCCTCTATTACTCCTACTTTTACCTTTAATCGTTTGACAGGCGTGACAAACATATCCGCAGACCACGCAAGCGGAGTCAATATACAAGATTCAGAAATGGCACACGTTCTCCGAGAGATATGTGCTGACCTTGCTGCGGCCTACTACATGGAAGATGAAGGCACGTTCTTTACAGGCGGCGAGAGTTTGAGAGGCGGAGTATTGAGAGAAAGAGGCACTATGAATTTACGAAGGCTTGCACATCTTGGTTCTGTATATTAAGGTGAAAGCATGAAAACAAGAATTGTGCATAGTGGGGCAGGCGAGGTAAATATCATTAGTGATGGTCCTCTTAGCACTACTATTAAATTTGATAAGGGAGAAGTAAATCAAAAAATAGAGGCCATAAGAGATGAAGTCAATAGAACCGCAAGAGAACATATCAAACAACAATTAGAGGCGGCAGCCCATCAAACAGGACAATCTGTTGCTAATCAATCTGTAAGAGAAAGTGCTAAGAAAAGTTTTATTTTTGGTAGTAGTAAAAGTGCTGCTCCTACGATGATTGGTAATTCTTTAGGTTATCATTTTAAGCACGCAACAAAAGATAGGTATCAATTGGGTGCAGGGTCTTACGACCACGATGAGGGTCTAAATACTATTAATAGAAAATCATCAATAAGAGGCGACCCTACGGGTATTAGAGCCACAAATATGAAAAAATCAGACCCATCTTTAACTGCTATTTATGAAAATCATGCAGGTCCATTTGAAGTGACAGGTATTATATCTAATGCAAAAGATACGGGTTTTGTTAGACCCGGAGAATTAAATGCTAAGTGGAAAGAAAGAAGCATAGCACAGTATAAAGGTGCGGCTTTTTATGCTATAAAAGGTTATGGTAAAAACCTAAAAAGAACTGAAAAAGATGCACCAAAGGTTATGCGAAAAGGTTGGAGAGGGCTTAATACTATTAAAAACTATGAAAGAAATTTTAGAGCAAATCTTAATGGGACCGCCGAAATGTTAAAAAGAAAAATAGAAAATATAAAAATACCGGAGTCGGGACAAACTACGTTGGGGGAATTTTAATGGCAGTAGCAGACAAAACACAATATTGGAACTCAAGAGTAAGAGGCGAGCAGCCTACTTCCCCTGACACCACAAATACGAATGACTCATGGAATAAAACAGGTAGTGGTGGTTCAGCATCAAATGGCGCGTGGGTAAATACTGCCGCTACTTATAATATTGAGTTTGCTACTTCTATGACACTAGTAAGTATGATTTCTTACAATACTGCTCCTGATGCAGATGCAGTCTTAATGACACTAGACAACGGGGTTAAAAGAGTGCAGGTTAAATCTAAGGGTAATAATACTGAATTGGATTTAGTAGGTGCAACCACCGTCACAGTATCAGATTTGGATTTGGCTATGGCAGAAGACAATGCAGTTCCTTTAATGCTAAGACTAACTATGGATTCTGCGGGCAACGCTAAATTATACATACATGAGATTCTTAGAGATACCGATGGCAACGATGGTTTTTATTCGGTTGTCGGCTCTAATACGAGCGCGGGTGAATGCTCTATAGGAAACACAAGCGGTTCGGTAAATTGGTTTGCTATATACTATAGTAAGTTTGGTGCATTCAACCCCGAAGAGTTAATGCTTTCAGATTTTGCACAGGACACATTAGCAAGAATGGGTATTTCCGTTGTCGATACTTTGAAGGCTTGCTCTAGGCCATACATTAAGAAATACGTTAAGGATTCATCTATTATCTATGGGTATGATTTATCTTCTCAGATGATTAACAGATTAATGACTCCTTCTATTCATGTGTTATTTCAAAATGTATCTTCACCGCAGTTTGATACACTAGGCGGCTCATCTATAGAGCAACTGTATGAAATAGCAATCTATGTCACTACAAAGGGAACAAATTACGAAGAGGCATTTAGATTAGGCTTAAATATAATGGGAGAAGCGTTTGACGAATTATACACAACGACCGGTTTGGCGGCTACTACAGACAATATAGAAAGTTATAATATGATTCTTGATAGCAAATTGGATGACGATGAAACCGTCTGCGTGCATCAATTAAACATAACATACAGACGCAGAATAAAGATGACAAGGCGGTAATATTTATACGTCATTGTCGGGTTAGCCATAGCATAGAGGTATCATCATGGCAGGCGCAGAATGGTTAAATAGGTATGTTTCCATCGACAAAGAAGGACAGAACACCTATGGAGAAGAAGCATCAGGAACACAGGTATTTGGAGAAGTTGATGACGAATCGTTTAAAGCAACTTTCGATTTGTTAGTAAGGTCGGATATGGCAAGGCAGGTGGCTTCAAAGGCCGTCACGAACACTCGATACACCGAGGGTTCAATTAACTTTGCCGTTCAACCTGACAACTTTATGGGAAACATTATAGCATCGTTTTTCCCAAAGAGGATTCACAAGTTATTTTACGATAAAATTACTTTTACAAACAGGGGATATGGATGGGGAGCATCTTCCACCATATCAAGCGGTTTGATAAAGGATGTTTCTGATAGCAACCTTGAAATAGGATATTACGAAATTAAGAATGGTATAATGGGGGCCGTTCCCGGCTCTAACCACGATTACGGCACACCATTGGCCGCAGGCAATACCGGCGGCAACCTTGAATTGGCATCAATCTCAAACGGTTCTGCTTGGGAAACTGTTAACGGTTTGCCTGTTAGCGCATCTAACTTGGGCTACGGTATTGTAGGTGCGCCTACTGATGGAACAACTGCTGCCGGATTTTATTTCAGTTATTCGGGTGTAGACCACGCTAACAATCACTTGACCGGCGCTAAGGCTTACTCAGATGGAACCTTTACCACTAGAGTCACACCTAATGCCGCAGTCACGGCAAGTATAGCCGTTATTCAATATTTCAATGGGACAAAACTACACGGTATTGAGCCGGGTCGATTCTATGGATTTATTACTAACCCATTCCATACAGGACTGTCTTCAAACCTTGATTTGGTAGAGCCTACTAATACCGCAGACGGTGATTTTACCGGAGCAGCCGCTCTTGAGAATGCGGGATATTCTGCCCCAACGGGTGCTTTTGCTGCTCTTGGTGTGGATACACAACACATTTTCCTTGAGCCAACACTAACTACTGAGTTTTACCCATCCTACACAGTTAGAATTGGTAGGGAGTCTAAGGAACACACATTTACGGGTATGGTGACTACAAGGCTTTCTCTTAGCGCAAACCTAAACGAGTATGTGATGGCTTCCGTGGACTTCCTCGGACAAGCAGAACAAGCACCAAGCGCAATTCAAGAGAATGTTTCTTATTCCGGTAATGATGTGGATGCACTTCACTTCTCCGGCGCTGAGTTGTATGTTGACGGCCAAGAGGCTACCACTACCAAGATTCAATCGGTCAGTCTTGAGATTAACATCAACCGTGACCTTGATTCGGCTTACGCAGTAGGTTCTAACAGTATTACGAGAATCCCACCCTCAAGGACTAGAGAGATTACAGGAACAATGGAGTTTAACGAAATTCTTTACAACAATGATGCTACATCTGTAGGCGAGCCTACCTACGAAGAATTGGCTACCGCAACTGCGGTTCACAAGATTCATAGCGGTAAGGGTAAGCCTGCTCTAAAGTTTAAGTTCCAAGATGCTGACAGGGATGATTCTGACTACTTGGAGATTAACCTCTTTAACGTGCGATTTGAAGCCCCTACTGCCTCGGTTAGCGGTCGTGACCCTGCCCGAATGTCTGTAGGATTCCAAGCCTTCTATGATTCAAGAGCAGACGGAGCAGACAAAGCCATTGAAGTTAAGATGAAGGGCGCACAGTTGCAGACTTCCGACTACTAGGTGATTAGATGGTCGAAGCAAACTTTCTTTACAGATTAGGAAGATTAATTCCCGATGCCATGATGGAAGAATTATTGGCTATGGATAGAGATGAGGCCATTAGAGCAGTTCAAGACCTTCCACACGGTGAGATGCCACAATATGCAGATGCTTTCAAAGAATTAGAAAAGCCAAAGAAAGCCGCACCTAAGAAAAAGGCGGCCCCTAAGAAAAAGGCTGCTAAGAAGGGGGAGTGATTAAATGGCTTACAACGGTGGAACGGCAATAGCAAATAAAGAAAAACTAAAAGTATTTTCAATGGAAGGAAGTGCGGATGAAATACAGACCGCACTAAGAGCCGCTATTGCTAATAATGACGTAATCATTAGTGCATCAATTGACGGTAGGCGACTTACTGTCCTTTGGTATGATGTAGCATAAGTAGGTTTTGCGCTATGGCAAGGGTCGGCGCAGCCAAAACCTTTAATAACTCATTAGGGACATGGGAACTTAAAGAGGATGGAACAGTCCGTCTTATTAGAGAAGCGAAACAACCGAAATATGTAAAAGAGAGAAGGAAGTGGAGAAAGAATGCCAATAAAGAAGAAAGAATTTGAGTTAGATGATGGAACAAAAATATGGGTGCGACAAGCATCCGGTATCGAGAAGTTGAAGATAAGCAACGCCCAAGCAAGGGTATTCAGAAAGTTTGCTGATAAGGGCGAACCCGAAAAGTGGGATGAGGATACTAACATAGAGTTTGGTGATGCTCTTGATGAGGCGGGAGCCGGTATTATGGCTCAGATAGAACAATGGCTAGTGCCTTGTTGCTTAGATGAAACTTTTGACGTAAATCTATTTACAGTTGACGAGTTAATGCCTGTGCTATCCTTCGTTCGTGGTGACGATGAGGAAGGTGCAGTAAATTTTTTGAGTTCGTGAGGGTGGCTCCCTCACTATGCATGACCTTCAAAGGCACAACCCCTTCTGAATTATGGTTGAAATACAACCAAGAAGGCGGTAGGTATCTAATGGAATTAGATATACATATTGCTATGGACATCAATGATAAATTAGCAGAAATACATAACTCCGCTAAGGTAAAAGAAGGGGCGGGTGGCCTGAAAACACTAACCGCTAATGATGCAAGTGATGTAATAGCGCGAAGAAACGCTAGGCGTGAGGCAAGAAAGCGTCAGCAAGAAGATTTATCAGACACTTAGTATTAGCGTAATATGTAGTGGGCCGTAAGGCAGTAGGTGGAGTGGATGCAGTTTGATGATTGAAAGCGGGTTTGTCCTTTCAGGACCGTGGGCTATATTTGCTATAATGGCTATGGCAGTTGCCATGCTTGTTAATCGAGCAGGCGCATCAATGGTCTTCTTCGATGTGGTAGGTCGTTTCCAAGCCGCTAAACTTATCAAAGATGCAGAAACATCTATGACTGTGTTTAACGCTATAATGCTAGACACATTTGCTAATATGCAAGATTCTATAGATGTAATAGGAACAGGTTTTGAATCTGTTATAAATGAAGTTTTACCTATGACTGAGGCGATGGCCGATGCTGAAATTGAACTTGCGAAATTCTTAGCAGAAGGTGAGGACTTAGATTCTATAGCAGAAGGCGTAAGGGAAATAGGTGTGGAATTTGGGTTTACCGGCGACCAAGCCATATTAGCAGCCGCTAAAATGGCACAGTTGGCTTCTGTGCTAGGTGAAGGGCAGACAGAAGTAGGAACGCAATTGGGTATGGAGTTTGGTCTGATAAGTGGTATGGAAACCGAAGCCGCCATGCAAAGACTAATCAACTTGAATCAGCAGTTATACTTTATGACGGAAGGGACAGAAGACTTAGCCGATGCGGAAGCAAAAGGAAACGCCATTAGGGAAAACACCCTAAGAGTTATGGACCAACTCAACACCATTGAAAACCGGTCGGCTTCCACAATGGAGCAAGTCACCTTCGTTATGAATCAATTCGCATCACAGGCACATCTGACAGGTGAAAGTATAGCGATGATGGCAGCGCAGTCAGCCGTTCTAATTGAAACGGGTGAGGAACAAGGCAAAGCCGGTCGTGCTTTAAAGATGGTGTATGCTAGACTTGGTGCTGATATAAATGGTGCTAGAAGAGAATTAGAAGGATACAATATAGCAGTATTAGATTCTAATGACAATCTAAGACCTCTTTCAAAAATTATGGCTGACTTGGCTCCACTATGGGCGACATTAGAAGCCAATGAAAGACAGGCTATAGCGCAAAGCGTTGCCGGAAACAGACACTATACAAGGTTTATCAAACTGATGAATAACTATGAAAGGTCTGTGCAGTTAGCAACAGAAGCGCAGATGGCTATGTTCCCTGCTCTTGAGGAAGTAGCAAACAGGACTGATGCACCAATTACAAAATATAGGGCCGCAACTGCTGAATTGGAAAACTATAGGGCGGAGTTAGGTGATGCTTTCTTACCCGCTATGACTAATGCAGCACAGGCTCAAGGGGCGTTTACAAACGAAGTTATTAATTTACTAAATGCTCTTGGTCCGATGGGAACAGGTTTAGCAACTATAGGCATCAATATGAAAAACATAGTAGTGCCTTTGTTTAGCGTTGTGACTAATGTTGCTGCGCTAACTGTTGCTTTCCAAGCCCAAAGAGCAGTCACAAGGGCTATGGCCGGCGAACAACTGATGCTAGAAGGGGCATTTGGTAATGCCAACGGACAGTTTGTGCAGGCTTTAGAACACACAAGAGATTTAAGTCAAATCCAACAATCTTATCTAATAGGAGCAAGACAACAAGGGCAAGAAATTACAAGATGGTCAGACCAAGAAATAAAAGATGCAGAAGAGTTATTAGGCACATACATGGAAAGACAAAAAGTAATGGAAGGTAATGTTCAAACCACAAAGGACTTCATAACAGAAAACCGAAGGCAAGCGGTTGTAAGACAATTGGAGAAAGAGGGTGTGCAACAAAATACCCAAGAATATAGAGAACTTGAGAATCAAATAGAGATGTTAGAGTCAGAATATGAAGAATTTAATAGCACTTTACAAGCACAGGGTTATTTATTAGACCAAACCCAAGCAAGCACGGAAAAACTATCAGGAGAGTTATCAGAACAAAGACTCGCAGCACTTATAGCAGAAAGAGAAGAAACAGACCGTCTTAATAAAGAAGCAGCAGAACAAGCACAGTTGTTGTATGCAGGTGCAGGTGCGGCATTTGCTTTGGGTAGTGCGATGATGACTTTAAGCGACAATCAAAAAATAAACAGATTAGGTATGAGTCTTAATATAGCAGCAACCGTGGCTTTAACCGGCAAACAATTATCATTAGCGGCGGCTACTGTTGCTAAAACTCTTGCTGATAAAAAAGACAACGCGGGAATGCTTCTAAAAAATAATGTAATATACAAAAACATCTTTGCTATGATAACAAGCACTTTTACAACCAAAACGGCAACTAAAGTTAGCGGAACAAAAACAACTGTGGAAGCAATAGAAACTATTGGCATAAAAGCAAAAACAAGAGCGCTAATCGCACAGGCGGCTGCTCAAGTAGCAGCAAACGCGGCAGCAATAGCAGCAGTAGCCACGGCCGGACTAGCCCTTGCAGCATTGGGCGGTATTTATCTGCTCTTAAATAGACAAGAAAAGAAGAGACAAGAATCTATGGAAGACTTAGGGCAGACAATTTTTGATTACGCTCAGACAGATAGCCAATTGTTCTTAGATACTATTAATAATGAAGAGTTGGCTCTTTCAGACTTAGCAGATATGTATGACACGGCAAGAGGAAAAGCAAGTGAGTTTGCTGCCGGAACCACCGCAGAATCTAAGAAGTTGGCAGAAGAGCAAGCAAACTTAGCAGAAACCTATGGAGATGCGTTTGAGGCTAAATTCTCAGAAATAGCAGCAGGTGATATAGTAGAAGAAGATGTGCAAAAAGTGTTAGATGCACAAAAAAGAATAGAAAGGGGTGTAGAAGAGCCGTGGGGAATGCGGGCAAAATTTGGACCCTTTACAGATTTCTTATTACAGGGACAACGTGACGAGATTAAGTCGGCAGAAAAAGTATTGGAAGAATATGAAGACTTAGTAAGATTTATAGAAATAAGCCAAAAAGAAGGTGCGGAAGCAATCTATCAGGCAATACAAGCAAACGCTAGGTCTATGGGCGACCTTGCAGATAGTATGGAAAATGATGCTGCGATGGTTGCAGGTAGTATGGAAATGGCTACCCGTTCCCTCATAGAGTTTAATAATGCTAGAGAAGAGTTGTTCTATGGTATGAACCAATCCAACGTGACAGGCGACCTAGTAAGGCAGGTTGTCAATCGTGGAGTGGAACATTTATTAGTAAACACAGAAGTTATAATGACTAACAACTTCAATGGAATGACAACCGAACAAGTAGCGCAAGAAATATTAGACCACGTAGAAAGAGGGGCAACCATGAGGGGAGTTAATTTGACATCAACAATGAGTCAGACTATATAGAGAGCGATAAGTATGGTAAGAGAAGTAAAAGACAAATATTCGTTTTGGCTTGCGGGCTACTACGATGATTTTACAAACGCTAGAGGAATAGCAGACGATGAAAATACTCCTAGTTTTACGGTTCCATATTCGTCACTTAAAAGCCATCATGGAAATCCCCTGAATGGTGAAGCAACATCAAACCCTAGATACAGATGGTCTATTATAGATAGAGAAGAATACTCCACTACGCTTAACAGTATTAACGGTGTGAGTATGGACCTTTTATCTAAACTTAAAAATAACGGAATGTATGAGTGGCTAACACATGATACTATACGAAACAGTAATAGCAATTGGGCAGGGAGAGCGCAGTTGCAGTATCCTAACGGGCTTGCACCTAACAGATTTAAATACGGTGATGGAACAAGCAACACCGACTACAAAGACACAGGGCTAGGAAGCAATAATGGTTATCAGTTAATAGTCAATGGGTATGATACAAACGGAATTTACCTACTAAATTGTGGAAATGAAGATGCAACATTTCGCAGAAGTGCGATGGAGCCATATCATACAAAGACCGATGGTTCTACTGATAACATTACAAGCACAGAATACGTCAATAAAAAAGCAGGGATGTTTGACTCTTGGTATACATCATCTGAACCCAATAGAAACATAGCCATGTCGCACCTAACAGGAATATGGGCCGGAGAGTGTCTAAGTTATACTACGGGTAGTGCTACTAACGCTACACCGGAAAATTTGTTTAAGACGTTAAAATCTCCGGGCGGCAAACCGTTTTTAGTAATAAAAGGCATCAATAATACTGATGCGATACCTTCTATCTCCTACGATGGTGCTTTAAATAGCAGATTGGATAACGATGTATTCCACGTTAGACTAGCCGCAAGGTGTCATCACGGAGATACTACATCAACAAACAGTAATATTAGGGGGCAGTCTTTTACTAACGGCGAATACCCTATGCTAATTGATTTTAAGGTTGGTTATCCCGTATCACAAGCAGGCATTAGTGACACGACTGCTTATTCAGGAAACCCTGCGATTAATTTTAGGTTGGGTTTAGGCACTAGTAGCGGTAATTTAGGTGGAAACTACGCACACTATTCTACTTATGATTGCTTGGGAGCATCACATATCGGCGGTTTTCAATCTAACGTCAACGCAGATTGGTTAGACCACACATGGATAGATGTGGATTTTCGTATTGATTATACCAACCAAAAATACTACGTCTATATAGATGGCACGCAGATAGGAAACACAAGCGGCTATTCCTTAGATAATACCGCCTTTGGTTCATCTGTGACCGCAGACGAATTGTATGGCTACGAGTTATATCATAGACCTGAAACTACAAACGCAAGCACCTCAACTGTAGGAGTGGCATATCTAATGCTAGACAGGGTTGGATTAGTAAGATACCTTACATCACCACTTACAAACAAAGACAGGCACGCAGAAACTCCTGTCACTAATTTTAAATTATCAATGCCTAACAACGCATTTTCTTCAGGAACCATAGATATATTTGACCCTGCGGATGACGGGCAGCCCGGAACATCAGCAAGCAACTATACTTATAACTTAAAAGATTTATTTTCTAACACCGACCCTGTTGACTGTGATTTAATTGTCTTTGCATCAGAAGAAGACAAGAGAATAGACAGACCTGTATGGCGAGGCGTTATTGAAAATATGAGAATTAATCAGCATAATAAAGATAGAAAAATAACAATTACTGCAAACCACCGTGCATCTTTGTTAGGTAAACAAATACCTTTGTGGGATGTAGGTCAATTAGGAAACACAGAAAATGAAGACCCTGTGCCATATTGGACTGCTGAAAACAACGGCTTTCAAAGTATAATGAATATGGGAACCCGGCCACTTAAACTGTTAGACCATAAGTTAGGGTTTGGTAAGAAGAATAATTTTCAACAGAATGCTAATCAGCGTTTGCAGTTAGGCTCAGGAATGCCTATACAAATGTATAACAATGAAGATGCACACGGACCTAATTCTATAGAAAACGAATATTTTGGTTTTAGTATTGCCGGCTTTCAACAAAGAAAGGTGTTTGATTCAAACTTTGCTCTTAGAACAGGCGGAGTAGCATCACTTACTACAAATACCAATGATGCTCTTAGAACTTGTTTGCATATGGATGGGTTTCCTGAACTTACTACGAGTTCTGCTAATATTAACATAGTTAATTCCGGTAGTCATAATCTAACTAATGTTGATATACTTCATGTGCAAGATTTGTTTGACCCGGCAGAAAGCCGAAAAGTTATTACTGATGCAACTTATACTCCCGAAACTAGCGCTCACATTATTTACATGGGTTCTTTTAGAACAAATGATTTGACTAGCGCACATATTATGGATATTTCAGGAATAATAGGTGTTGATAGTAGCGTGTGGTGGAACAACTATCTTTCTAATTATTATAATACATCAGCAGCAAATACAAGCATAGGAGTTAGTCAGGGAAATACGGTTTCAGTTGTGTTTGATGCTAACCCCGGTTTAGAAGTAGGAGATACATTTTACATTAATAACGTAAACAAAGGAAAAGTTATGAATAATGGGTTTGGAGCCACTAATGCAAGCCCATGTCATTTGAGATTATGCAGAAAGGCTACAGTCACAGAAGTAAGAGTAGGTAAAGATATTTACACTACTAATAGAACAGGCACTACTCATTCGGCTACGCCTAACATTTATTCTGTAATAACTGATATACCAATGGATACTAATTCTTGGTGGGAAGGTCGCTATGGTAAGATACGCAACGGAGAATTAACTCTTACCGGCAATAATAGATATGAATGGAGTAAGGATTCGGGTCAGTTAAATCTAAGAGATGGCGATTTAGCCGAGGCTTACTACAGACCCATACACGCGCGGTGGATGCGTGACTTACCTAAATCATTGTGGTTTAAGTATCACTACGGGGTAATTGATTATTATCCTTATGGTCTTGACCCAAACTCAGGTCCGTTTGGCTCACCGGGTGTATTTGCTGAAGAATTATCAAGTGGAAGATTTACAGGAACAGGAAATGTATTAGAAAACACCGCCAATTTTACTATTGCTAACCACCCATTAACTACACAAGGTAATGCTACATATGGTATAGGGCCAACAACTAAAGCAGTCCCAATAACTGCGAGTCTTTACAATAAATTAGTAGCACAACAACAATGGTCGGGAGTTTGTCAACTTGAGGCAAGAGGGTTTTGGACAAATAACTCAAACTTAGATGGCACAGGAACAGGCCCGCAAAAATATACTGATGCAGGCTCACAACCAAATACTTCAGGTAAATTTATTTATCAGGGTCTTGAAGAGGTAAGTGGCAAATATTATATGACCGGTTGTAAATATATAAGTGAAGAATTTACATGGTTTTCAAGTAAAAGTAAAAAGTGGAAAGACGGTAATAATTATACTTATAGTAATCAAGTATGGGTATTCCCATTACAATTTAAAGAAGATTATAAACACCTGTGGATTCTATGGGCTGACATGAGAATAGACGGCAACGCAGATGCAGACGGGGGAACACGTAAGACTAAGTTTGGTTTACAAGTGCCAGCCACAGAAAAATACAAAGTTAATTTGTATTACTTAGACAAACTAAAAGCGGATGGAAGTCCCGATAAATTTACAGAATTAAAAATAAACGAAGATTTAGTATTGTCTGAGATAAGTTCTATAGACCCATGCACCAACGCAGGGTTTTCAAAACCCGTAAATTACGGTAATGGAACCGCAACAACGGCTAAAACCGTTTCATCATTAGCAGCAAACTCAGCAACCTTTGGTAGTTATGCTCAAGATAGGCTAAAAATAACATCAAACTCACACGGAATTACAACAACCCATGTGCATATATCCAACTCAAATTCACATGATGGTGTGTATAAGGTATTAGATACTAATACAAATCAGATACTTGTTGATACGGCATTTGTAGAAGTCGATACAGGCGCACTAGGTGGTATAAGCGTTAGACCTTGTGCTATATCTAGCGATACTAGATTCCAAGATTGGGAAGATAAGGGCGGCGCTATGTGTATTATTGATACATCGCCTTTCTTTAACCTTAATACTCCTTTAAATCAAGGCGGTGTTTATCAGATAGGTGGTGGCAATACTAACCTAACAGATTATGAAGTAGAAACAACGGGGTTCCCTGCGCTACTTGATAACTATTGGGCAGAAGCAATTGCGTCAGATGGAAACAAAGGTAAAAATCAAGCCACTAATCCTAATGCTTATAAAGTTATTAGTGATGTGACCTCATTAACACACGATGTTAACATAGATGATGCAGGTTTAAGAGTTGCAGATATTAACATTTTTGCTGATAGTGGTGTAGGAAGAATGCAAATGTCAGAAAACGTAGAGGGGTCAAATGATGTAAACATATTTACATTATATTTTATTTGGACTAGTAAAAACACAACAGAAAGAACAAGTGATGATGCTTGGAACGGTGCAACTTTAGTTAATAATAATACTAATTATAAACTTCAATTAACTACTTTTGACGGTTCTGCAACAAATTGGGAAGAGTTGGGCATAGAACCCGGTATGATGATAATAAACGATACTACCGGAGTTAAACATAAAATTATAGAAGTAGGAGATGGTAATACAGGACAAAGCGGTTATGATGTAGATGAATTAATTATTAATAGGGGAGTCACAGGGTCGGCAACGTGGAGTGTAAACGATGATTGGACTATACCTGTGCAACTAGGTGGCTTGTGGACTCATAGTAATCCCCTATGGGAAGAAGCAAGTGGAGATACTATAGATAATAGATTAGCAAACCTTCGTTATTTACATACTTTAACAGGTGGTTATGTTGGTTCACAAAATGCCGTAAGTGTAAAAGATGGAACTGATGGTGATGGAGATTACGATTGGGAAACTGTGACTGTTAGTAGCACTATATGGACCGGCGCAAATATTATTACAAGAATGATAATGCATTTAGAAGGCGTAGTAGAAGCAGAAAATATTGGGACTTACGCTGATAGCGATAAAGTTAGAACATTATGGAACGCAGGGTTAACAAAAAATTGGAACCCTAGAACTCGACTTGCCTCTCTCTATGACATTAATAATATACCTAATACTAATTTAATGACTTCTGATGGCGGAACAACTAATAATGATTTGTATGGCGGTGTGCTAAATATTGGAACCGGCAATCTTTTGAATAGTCTCAAGAATATACAAAGAAGTGCAGGCTTTGGGACTATCAACAATCATCACACCTCTTTCTCTTGGCTTTCGGGAAGAGATAGTAGAATAGAATTAAGACCAAAATATAATAGCGGTATGGTGTTTGATAGAAATAACATGAAAGTAAACAGTCTTAAAACTAATGTGTCGGGAGTAGTGACAAACGTAAGGGTTTATTATAACGATAATAAAAACTTTGTAGATTATCCAAAGGGAACAATTAGTTCGACCACAAGATGGAAAACCTTAGAGTTCCCAACAATTAAATTAGAAAAAGAAGCGTATAGATTAGCACAAAAAGAATACAATGCAAGCAGAAAGACTAATGCGGTTATTTCTATAGAACCAATCGATACTGCTTATGTAGAAGATAGCGCTACTAGTCTGATAGATTCTAAATTGATACAGACCGGTAGGTATGGATACATCGCTGACCCATACATAGCATTACAAGGTAAAGCAGATACATCTATAAAGCCCCATAGTTGGACTCGTTTGGGAACAGGCGGCTCTCTCTTTACGGGCATGAGCAACGCACTTGACGGTAATCTTGGCACTAACGGAACCGCTTTTAACAGGTGGGGTAAATCCGGCTACTCACAAGCAAACACAAGCGCAACTGATATTGCATGGAACAATAACTTCTATTGGTATGGCTCTCACTCGGTTAGCCACGCGGTTCAGGTAGTCCATGTTCCAAACCATTGTCCTCTTGTTAGTGAGGAAACCGGACACGAATTAAGAGTTTTTGTCACACCTAAAGAAAATCAAACAAACGCTACTCAGATAGATGACGCAGAATTTTGTATATGGGTAGTTGATTATGCTTTTGGTGCTAGTAGTGGTAAAGTAAAGGCCGCAGATATTAGTGATTCGGGCGGCACTCATTCTATGACGGGTGCTTCTCGATATAGTCGTGCAGTAGTAAAAGAAAGCGGTTTCTATGAATTAGTTTTACCGTTATCATATTGGAACAACGGTGGTTCTGCTTTTAATCCTACAAGAAAAATTATAGTCTCTTTCAATGCTGAATACTGTAGGGATTTACTAAGACACAGGTGCGGCGACCCAACATCTGCTAACATATTTAAATCTGCTAACACGCTTCCGGGTATTACCGCAGGCACGGCCAATGGTAATATTACCACAGGAAACACAGACTCTATATTCCCTCTCGGTGGCAGAATGCACGAAGAGTTTTATATGTTTCATGGTGCGGCCTCTCGCGCTATTTGGAATGCGCCTCGTATACACATGGTAAAGGATTTGTCTTATACCCCCGCTACATTTATAAAACTCACCGATGCGGGGTTGGGATACAATGATGAAACTTTTGTCATAAAAAATGTTGAATGGTCGTTATCAGGAACAGGCAAAGAAAATCTCAATCTAACTTTATCTCTTGATGAGTCTATGAGAGCAGATAATATTACTGCTTTCCTACCATCTAATGCGATTTATCCGGCCACGTTCCACGACAATCCACCGCCCGTATATGTGCCGCCTGCGAGTCCGGGCGTAGAAGAGTTAACGACTCCCCCCTCTTACACGTTCCCACCATCAGGTCCGGGGTATGCTGGTGGATGGGGTTGGGGTAGCGGAGCAATAGGCGCAGACTCTAACAATATTAGTGGGAATAACTTATCCACAGGATTCTTCGCAAGGATAAGAAGAAGGATGGATAACTTTCAACACAACATGGGCTTTGGTGAAACTAGAATATTAGGTGCGGAGCGAACATCTACTACACCATCTACTAACCAATCTATAGGGGCTACTCCTGTAGGAGATGTGTCCGGCGGCAACGCCCTGAATGGGTCAAATGGTATGACTTTCCCCGGAGTTGGTCTAACAGAAGATGCAGGCACTCCAACCTTTTCAAGTTCTTTTATTACAACATTAACTTCTTTACCAAATGCTATGTCTGATGTATTGCACATAGTAGCAGATGCAACCAATCTCAGTTCAAACGGTGGCGTAGCAGAATTATCAACCGTAGTGACTGTCAACGGTGCAACATATACGCAGACTGCTCTTATACAACCCGGCACGGTAAACGAACAAATAACCCTTTTCAATGCTAGAGTAGCAGGGTCAAATTCCCCTAACACAAATATAGAGGTAGAGATAAGCAGAAACGCAGGGTCAGGAAACGACACCGCTAACTATGCATCTGTCTCTCTAAATAATTTAGGCATAAAACAAACTACGTCAGCAGTCAGCACAACGAATACATCAGCAGATTTATCCTTCTCAGCATCACAGATAACTCAATAGTTATCTCTTAGGCTTAGGATTCTCTTAGCCTTCTCTCTCCCTAGACCTTCAATCTCCATGATAGATTTCTGAGTGGTGCGGGTTGATAACAACTTAGAAATACTACCAAACTTTTGCAGTAAATCTTCTGCGTGCTTAGGTGTAATCCCCTCTAATGATGACAACACTTTGATACGTGGGTCTAATTTTGCCTTAATTAAATCTTTCTGTATATCCAACGGCAATTTTGATACGCCGATTTTACTTTTAACATTAATTTGATGGTGGTTTGTCACTAAAAAGTTTACAAACTCATCCATAGTAGCAAGTTCCATGTATCTAATTTTAGGAAAACGCTGATAGAAATTCATCTTGAATTGTTGTATTACTTTCTTAGTCCGAGCAATCTCAATCGCCATTGTTCTAGCCGTTGGTCTGCCCGGAACATACGGTTTTATTTTTGTCCCATAAACAACTAACATTGGAGTTTCAAACTCTCTCTCCAAATCTCTCAGTTGGTCCACTATTGTTCTTGTTCTCCCAAAACCCATGATTGAACGATACAAGTCGTTTATCTCTTTGGCTTCTATGCCCCACGTTCCCATGCGGTAGTCAGATGCTTTCATGCGTAGGACTCTTGCCTCTCCTTTCTTATCATGTGAAGCATCTCCCATACGCATGAGAATTTTGTTGATAACTTTGGGGTTTTCCCTGTCGTCTATCAATAACATAAAACTACTACCATAGTAGTCTATTTAAGTTTTACCTTAAATTATACATCCGTCATCGCCACAACAAGATACAATTTTAGTTTTACAGTTAAGACAAGCGGATGAACCGTGGACTTCTATAAACCCTTTAGTGCTTCCGCACATAGGACATCTTACTTTTTTCTTTGCTATTGCCATTTACTTACCCCCTTGATTAATTGTGCGCCCAACAAGGCCCAACATCGACTAAACACTTTGACGGTGCATACTCATACCCCATGATACTATTTACATGGCTACGAGTTATATGTGGGTTGAAATCTCTCCAACCCAACGTAGCCATAAAGTCAACTATCTTGCTTGTTATCTCATGCCTTTGTTCTGCCGACACCGTTGATGGGTGTGCGAAATTGCGTAGGTTTTCAGCAAGATGTTGAGCCAACGCTAAACGCGCTTTGTGTTTAGGATTCTCATGGTAAATAAGAGATTCTAAGCAAGGTGGAATAGGCACTAAATCAGCCGTGCTGATTTCTCCCGTAAACTCCCCTCGCTCTAGTGCTATCTCTTTCTGTGGATTATCTGCAATCCATTGTGTAATGTCGAAATCAGATTCAACAACCATACCTCTAAAGGGGTCAAGAACCTTATACTCTTCAACAGGCACTTCGGGTATTTCAAAACCATGTGGGTCTTGTGCAAACTCATCCGCCGGAAGGTTGACCGCCCACGACTTTCTTTTAGGATTAAAGGTATCAGGAATGCGTGTTAGTTTTTGCGGGTGGCCTACACCATCTAACGTAGGCAAATCACCTGCCATCTGCTTTTGATAGCGCTCAATGTGTTTTGCTACTAGTGTTCCATAGACAGGTTTCTCAAACATTTGATGCACATGAAACCCCCTACCTGTAAACACTAGACGAACATCCCCGTTAAGCCTATTTAGAAGCGTTCTGACGGACTCTTTTACGTCAGATAGGCTACCCCCCTCTTCGGTATCAAAGTCCCACCATGCGCGGTCTATGATAGCGGATTCGGTATCCATTTTCCAAGAGTATACAGGGTGTAGTCTCTCAAAGGAATATAGGCTCGTATAACAAGATGCTTTACCGTTTAATTTATTAACATAATTATTAAAATCACCACGGTTCGCACACACATTACGGCGAAGCCCTATCTCTCTTGGAAAATTCAACAACATATAACTCATTCCTTTGGAAGTTGAACAACAAAACATCGGTTTAGTTTCAGATACTTAATGTAAATTGCTACACCGGCAGCCATGCTTCCTATCATTATAGCAAGAAGCGGTGCTACATCAGTCCATGAGATGTCTATATCCCAATTCATTCTGCCAATATCAATCATTACATTATCACCTCTTGCTGATAGCCACACTCACAGGCAGCGATAGTCACCAATTCCGGTGCTTCTCCTTCTTTGCCTGTGACCCTATATACATCCTCAAAGCCTTCCCATTTATCTTCTGCTCCACACGAAGCACATACTATTATCTTATTCATAACCATTCACCTTCCGTAATATCTCCCGTCAATTCGGCCTCACAACTCAAGCAAAATTCACACCATAAAGGACAGAAATATTCACTCCAATTCATAGGCCATTGTTGGAGTCGCAACTGTGCTATAGTGCTACTTAAACCTTCCGAGAAAGCATTTATACTACGCTTACCAATCGGTTCCATTATTGCGATTCCCTGCTCAGGGCCGAGCCACAGACGCTTTCCTCTTTTATCTGCTTCCTTTAAAAGTGGGTCGCCCTCGTTGTATTCATAGTCAGGAGAAATATATAAAAAGTGAGTGGGTTCTTCGTATCCATCCATGAGAGTCAACATCCTACGATAGTAAAGTAATTCTTTTCTAGTCCTACCTAACTTACCGGTATTCATCTTACCTGTCTTTAATTCGACAATGGCGATTTCCCCACTCTCAAATTTGACTAAACCATCTATTAGACCGACCCAAATAATCTCACCATCCTCATATGTTTCCGGTATCATGTGTTTGACTTCCGCTTCTATGACCTCAAAGCCGCCCATATCGTGTGCTATCTGATGTATCATCAAAGTGAGAGCATCAACCGCAGGGTCATCTTCAACACCAAGTTCTTTTGCCTTAATAGTAGCAGACTCAGGCCCCTCAAGTAAACCAAACTCCATCACTTCGTGAACCAAACCACCACGAATTGCTTCTTCTGTAGGTGGCGTTCTTGGAATATCAGCCACATACTTCCAATAGAATTGTCTTGGACACATCATGTAGGTCATCAAAGATGACTTACTCACACGTAGTGGTCCGTCAAAGGAAGGGTTATATGATGACTCTTCCACGTTCAAACCTCGATGTTCTATATTTGTCATTCATTCCCCATCTGTAGGGTGTGTAGTAGTTTTCTTTTACCTTAACTATACCTTCTTGTCCGCCCATAACTTTAGAAAACTGTAGTTTGTTAGGACAGATAGATGAATCTTTTAATGGTGTTCCGTATCTCTCAATTCCCTGTAGTGTAGCGCCGTTGATAATTTCCTCATAACTCCACAAAGTATCTTTAGGTCTTGTCTTTAGATACTCCCATACTATGGGCATCCAAGCGTAATTCCTACGAAACTTTCTTGCCATGTCTATTCCTCATTATCATTCAAGTCTGCGATATAACTCAAGTCCTCTAAGTCTGCTTGCTTAGTGATAAACAAACTCTTACCACAAGAAGGGCAATCATCGTTATTCTCCAAGTCTTTAAGCACAGGTCTTGCTACTTCCTCGCCACAATTCTCACAGATAATCTTTTCCATCTTACCCATGTCATTCAACAAGGCGTAAATCAAAGTATTATGCTTCATTACTTCTTGCACTAACGCATTAGCAAACTGCGATAACTCGTTCTTTAACTCAGCCACTTCGCCTTGCATCTGCTTAACAGTTGGCTTTCCACTCATCTTCCTACTTCTCGTCATATATATCACTACATTTTCACGGTTATAAACATTACTCTTTATTTATTCACAAGCGTCAATTACTCTCCCCAATCAGCGTTTTTGTTATTTTTAGGATAAGGTAAAACGGGATGCTTTAGTGTCGCAAGTATCTTTTTCTTTTCTCTTTTGTCTGTCAAGATGTAAATATACCTGTGTTTCTTCTTCAATTCTTTTCTCGCGTATTCGGGGTCTATTTCAAGTAGTTTAGAAGTCTTGA